GGCAAAAGACTATCACAAAGACTATCATTTGAAACAATGACATTAAGTTTAAACTGCCACGGATTTACTGGCCTATCAGTAGGAGAACTCATCTCCTTTGAAATGCCAGCATTTGAACCATCTGGTATGGACAACCCTTTAGACATTGACCCCTATATGTCTGGTCGTTATCTAGTTAAATCAATACGCCACCAAGTCAATACAGTTGCTGATAAACATAGAATGATTGTAGATTGTATAAAAGATAGCGTTATGAGGCCATATCCAATAGAAACAACAGATACATTTACAAATAAAGAAAATTTAGAGAACAAGATAAACGTATTACAGGACCAGTTAGATGAACAAGTCTTACAAGACCTGGGAGGTAATAAGATATTGAAATAGGCTGAGAGAATCCGCCGAGTCCGGCGCTTCCGTGATAATATAGGCCACCCAGCAGGCCATAACAGAAACAATGAGAGAAGGCAAGCTGAAAATATGATAGAGAGACTTCCTCAACAACAACAGAGAAAACAATGAAAAATATAATAGACAACATAAGAAACTCATATAAGACCTCTCTAGCGGCCGCTGAAGATGGACTATATACCATAAAAACACTATATTTCTTTAAGGGATTGAACGGTGTCAGAGAATATATCAATGATAAAGTCAGTTTAGCAACTGCCTTGTCTCGGATAATAGGCCGTAATAAGGGAAAAGACAAGTAACAATGTCTGGCGTACACTTTATAGAAATGGCTGTTTATGGCGTATAGTGAGTGTATTAAAAGAAAACATATATCGGTAAAAAAATAAAAGTATGAATGATAAATTTTTAGGGTTTAACGGTTTTGTCTGGTTTGTCGGCGTAGTAGAAGGCCGTAATGACCCTACTTACACAGGCCGTTTAAAAGTCAGAGCGTTAGGCCATCACACAGGAAACAAAGAGATATTACCCACGGCCGATTTACCTTGGGCCTCTTGTATGTTACCTGTTACAGCGGCCGGCATTACAGGACTTGGCCAATCTCCTAGTGGCCTTGTTGAAGGTAGTTGGGTGTTAGGATATTTTAGAGATGGCAATACAAGGCAAGAGCCTATTATAATGGGTAGTTTACCTGGGAGGCCAAGTGAGTTAGCCAATACGTCAAAGGGGTTTTATGACCCTAACGGAGTTTATCCCAAATACAAAAATGAGCCGGACACCAATAGGCTGGCCGTTAATCTCAAAGAGAGCAATACAGAATTAAATCCACATCTTTCATTAACATTAAGACGGTCAACACGTATTACAGGAGTGGCAACAGCCGACTTTAATCCTGTTACGGCGGCCGACGGATCAATCGTATCGGCCTCTGATGGAGATACATTTGATCAACCAGAAATACCCTATTCGGCCACCTATCCGTACAATCACGTAAACGAAACAGAGTCAGGCCATATTGTTGAATTTGATGATACGCCTAACAATGAACGAATACACGAAAGACATAGAACAGGTACATCTTACGAAATTTCCCCATCAGGAACCCGAACAGACATTATAAAAGGTGACCACTTTACCCTTTTATCAGGGGCCAACAAAGTAAGTGTAGGTGGTAACAATGATATTTCCATAGACGGCCGCCACAAGATTTACATTAACAAATCCAATACGGCCAACAATCACTACGATATACAAGTAGGCTCAAACGCCAACGTAAACATACAAGTGGACAAAGGTGATGTCAACTTGGTTACCGTAGATGGTAAGATAAATGTAAACGCAGGTGGTGATTACAATGTCAAAGTAGATGGCAATTACAATATGACGGTGGCCGGTAGTAGAACCGTTACCGTAGAGGGTACAACAATAGATAACACAACAGGCTCTGTTACTCATAGAGGCAGTAGAATAGATTTAAATCCATAAAAACCTGGTAGAGAAAACGACTATTGCCAGCTGGCCTGCTTTTCTAATCTATAAATGTAATAAAGATGTTAAACAATACATTTTAACGCAATTTTTTTCTCCAGGTTCCTGGATAGATGGCCACCCTTTCAATACTCACATATTATACATAGTGGTGTTAAACCATCAGGAAAAGCTTAGAGTCCAACTGGAAGCCTTAATACACTTCCTTTTAGAGAAAAAACCCCTCGGACAAAAAACGGCCTCCAGAGTTGCCTATATAACTAATATATGATATAGTACCATTTGACTTTATGATTAGAGATATATTTAAAATACCCTTATACGAGACGCCTTTATCACTAGATTTAAAATCAATTCGGTCTCATTGTCTATCATTGGCCAAAATCGAAAAGGGTCGTACATTAACAAATATTGGTGGTTGGCAATCAAATGATCTTTCATTAAAAGAGCCGCCATTACAACCCTTTTACAAAGATATTACATACCACGCTCATAAGTTTTTAGAGACATTAGAGTTTAATGGTGTTTTATCTTTAGCTAATGTATGGGTTAATATAAACGGTTACAAAGATTATAATTTAACACACCAACACAATCATAGTTTTTTAAGTGGTGTTTATTATGTACATACACCTAAGAATTGTGGTAATATAGAATTTCACAGGCCTGGTATTGATGTATTTAACTATGATTGGAATACTCAAACAAATTTTAATTGGTACAACTCTGCCACTAGGTGGCAACGTCCTTCACCGTCTATGTTATATCTCTTTCCTAGTTGGCTACAACATTTGGTAGAGCCTAATTTAAATAAAAAAGAAAAGCGTATATCTATCTCTTTTAACTTTTCTTTAAAGGCTCACTAAACCACCGGAAACTCGGAAATTCTCTCGGATTCTCGAAGCTTTATCCTAAATAATTGTATGATTAAACTATCCGATAATGCCTTATTAAGGTTAAGAGAATTACGAACCAAGAACAATAAGCCTTTTGTACGTTTAGATATAAAAGGTGGTGGTTGTGCTGGCTTTGAATATACTTGGTCTTATGCGGACGAAGAACAACGAAATGATTGTCTTGTTGATAATGTGTTGTTGGTAAGTAGAGATTACGAATTGTATCTTATGGGTTTAGAATTAGATTATAGTTTTGATGATTTTGAATCAATGTTTAAGTTTAACAATCCAAAGGCGACAAGTTCTTGTGGTTGTGGTACATCATTTAGTATAGGGTCATAATGTTAGAAGGATTAATAAAAGATATAAACTTTGTTAAAGGTAGTAAGTTTGAAAGAAAAGGGCGAAATCTCTTAATAAGAAATTCAGATAGAACCACATTACAAGAAAATTTAGAAAAGTATTTTAAATCTAAAAAGATTAAGTTTACAAGAAGAAAGAAACCAACAGAATTAGAGATTGATGGTTTTGATGGTGTATTAATATTTAAACCTATAAAAGCAAAAGGTACAGGTGGCCTAAAATTTGAGTCTCAATTTGAAAGTGATATAAACGATTGGTTTAAAGGGGTTGAACCTGAAGATTTAAAACACGGTGACACCGTTATGGAAGTTGCTAAAGTTCTTAAACTAAAAAGAAGTTCAAAGTTTTATGCTAAGGCTGTTGGTAGTCGTAATTCAAAAAGACCACCAAACTTTAATGGCTCAAAGATTACATTGTCAAACAATACAGGTATGGCCGTATCTGATATAGATTTATTTGCTACAGGTGCTAATAGACCATTTTATCTATCACTTAAATTTACAAAACAATTTTACATTGCTAACTTTTCAATAGGTGCTTTGTTTGAAGATAAAAGACAAAAGAAATCTATTAATGAATACTTTGGTTTTAATGGCTTACGTATGAGAGACTTTGGTAATGAGTATGTTGTAAGAACAAAGAAACCTGTATATTCAGGTGTGTTAAAAAATCTATCAGACTTAATTAAACAAGCATTAGGTCCAGATGTTGTATTAGTAAACAAGGTTACAGATAGAAATAATATTGTATCACAAGTAAGAGGCTTTACTCATAAAGTTAGGCTATCTGGTCTATCAGACGCCAGTTATGGTTATCCTGAAAAAGGAAAAAGAAAGTATGCTTTTATTAATGTTATGGGTAATATTAACAATCATAATTATAAAGTAACTTTTCAATTTAGAGGCACAACAGCAACCGACAAAGGCCCTCGTTATTGTCGTATTTTGTTTACCGTAGTTTAATGTTTAGTTGGTATAAATAATAATACAATCGTTTATCCTAAAACGGACGGAAGTAAACCATTAAGGTTGAAGAAACGCTCTTTTAAAAGGAGTATGTATGGACTTAATAAAAGACCTACGAGCTCTCAAAAAAGAGAAAAGATATAAAATCTCTGCTAGAGCTCAATTAAGAAAAAGAAGTAAAGATAGTATTGCCAGACCAAAGGCAAAGAAAAATCTTTTTTCTAATGATCCACGTTTACAAGGGATTTAGTTTATAAATAACTATACCACACCACGATAGAGTTTAACTCTATCATAGAAACGGTGCCTCACCTCCACATTACGGCACCGTTTCACTTTCATAACAACAAGGAATTAAAATTTTGGTACAGGTGACCTGAATCGAACAGATAATTTTTGTACCACAAACAAACGTTTTACCATTAAACTACACCTGCTTGTCTATCTATGGTAGATAGCAAAAGTATCAGCGTAAGCCATATGGCAAAAAGAAGTAGGCCTATTATAGCCTTGTTTTGAATTACCTCTATAACGTATTCTTAAAGGTTTTACTTTTTTAGAAAACTCTTTATAGAAAGATAGATACTTCATAGGTATACCCTTAGCTACACTACACTCAAATTTTGTAGATAGATATTGCTTAGCAATCTTATTGCCTACATCTTTAAGTTCTTTGTATCTTTCTGTATTCATAATTTTATCAGCGTACAGCATTAAGAGGCCTCTAACATATTCATAGGTACTCTGTAAGTTGTAATTGAACATTTAACTAAACATTTTGACCTCATAATTTTAGTAATTACGCCAGGCGTCTTTTTAGTTTTTTGTACAATGTTAACTTTAGAACCAACTTTAAGTGTTGATTTAATCTTAACCTCAATTAAGTCTTTAATATAATCTTTTGTTATATTTAAGTCCTCAACGTTAAGGCTAGATAATTGTTTATTCAGTTCAGTTAATAGTATCATAGTGCCTTTCTTTTCTTCTTCAACTAATGGTGCTTTTAGTGTCATAGTGTCCTTTCTATATTATTATCTTAATCTTCTTTGGCTATCCATATATAACGGACCAGTCCAATTAATGTAATAGTTACCAGTAAGAACATTACCTCTAGCAGCATTTTGAGCAGGGGCATTGTAACCAGCAGCTTTTAATATATCGCCTTTTTTAAATTTATCAGTATCTTCTTTTACAATAAAAGCAAATACGCTTCTCTCTTGTACAACTTTGATAAATTTTTTACCAAAACTAACTTTAGTATTAGAGTCATATTCTTTTAATTGAATATCACCATATGATCCTGATACTATTTCTTTTTTACCATTAGAAGTATGAAACCTCTCATAGTCAGCTTTAGCACCTAACATCATATTTGATATACCTTCGTCTAAATCTTTAGCAGTCCAATTTACGTGTATAGTCATTATTTTACCTCCGATTGTAGAATTAATGTTAAAATACCTGTTGAAATACCAACAAGAGCCATTATAAAACCAACAAGGTAATTGTCAGCTTCTACAGCGCCAGTAGCAAGTATCATACTGAATATAAAAACGATACCAAAAAATATCGCCATATTTTCTTTTATTTTCGTCATAGTGTTTTGTCCTTTTGTTTTTGTTGTCATTACTCGTATATCCTATAACAAATAAATAGGAAAGTCAACTAAAAAAAGCAAAAAAATGAAGAAAAAAGCATTATTTTTACTAATTGTTCTGGTTTTGTTCACTTCCTGCTCAAGGAAAGTAGAAAAATGTAAATTTTCGCCAGATTTTGAGCTTTCAAACGAATCAATGAGCGAATCACTTGACGGAATTGTTCAAATTGAAAAATTACAAGCAAAAACACGTTGTAAATTCTAATATAAATAGTATAAAAGAGTAAATTTTGAATATAGGATAAAAAAATGGCAAAAATGAGAAAATATCTGTTTTGGAATGAAGCAGGCGAAGAAAAAGAAAAAGAATCAATGAGTTTAAAGAAGGCCGTAATGTCTGTACAAGGCGATTACAAAGATAGATTTATAAGTGTTGAATATATCACTAAAAAAGGCAAACAAATTAGTCAATCTATTCAAATACCAATGGGAAGAAAGATTAGACAATCAATCGCTATAGAAAAAAAGAAAGCAGCTCTAAAAGCAGCTAGAGAAGCAGGTAGATAATGGCAAAACTAGCAAAAAGTTTTGTTGCTCATCAAACTATGCCAAAAAAGACTTCTCAAGCGTCTAAAAAAGGTAAGTGTAAAATGAGTTCAATGAATAAACACAAAAAAAGAAGTCTAAAATTTTATAACGGTCAAGGTAAGTAATGCCAGCCGCTTGTAGAAAAGGTGATAGTTTATCAACAGGTCATATTTGTAGTTCAACCACTACATTAACAACACCTGCTCAATCTACCGTATTTGCTAATAGTTTACTAATGGCAAGAATAACAGATAAGACGGTACCTCACCCTTTTCCACCAAACCCTCCTTGTGCTAATCACGTGGCACAAGTAAACGCTGGTTCTTCAACGGTATTCGTAGAGGGCTTAGCATTAGCAAGAATAGGCGATAGTGCTGACGCTGGAGCAATGACTTCAGGTTCTTCTAACGTATTCTCTGGATAGTCTTATAAATATTAGGTGTTATGCCAAGTTATAGTGTAGAAAACGTATCAAATAAAAGTAAAAGAACAAGTCGGATTTACAAAGACTTGGATTTAGACTTTGGTCGTAACACTACAACTAATGATGTTAACAAATTGACAGATGTTGAAGCAGTGAAAAGATCAGTTCGTAATTTAATCAATACTAGTCATTATGAGAGACCTTTTCATCCTGAAATAGGATGTGGTATTAGAGGATTATTATTTGAACCGATAACACCTTTAACGTCTTTAAATTTACAAAGAAAAGTTGAAGAAGTTTTAACAAATTTTGAGCCTAGAATTAGATTAGTTCAAGTTCTATCTCGGCCAAATGCTGACTTAAATCGTTATTCATTAAGAATATCTTTTTATGTAATTGGCTCAACTTTACCTGTAACAGTAGAAACTTTTTTAGAAAGATTAAGATAATATGGCCAGCAATAAATTAGAAGTATCAGAATTAGATTTTGACGCAATAAAACTAAATCTAAAAACATTTTTACAGAATCAATCAGAGTTCCAAGATTATGATTTTGAAGGATCAGGTTTTGCTGTACTATTAGATTTACTCGCATACAATACACACTACCTAGGTTTCAATGCTAATATGTTAGCAAATGAAATGTACCTAGACTCAGCAGATATTAGAAAAAATATTGTATCATTAGCAAAGATGTTAGGTTACACACCAACATCATCAAAAGCTCCTTCAGCTTTACTTGATGTAACAATGAATAATGTAACAGGCACTCCTGCTACAATCACGGCCGCTAAAGGCACAGTTTTTACAACAACAGTTGATGGCACTTCTTATCAATTTGTTACAAATGCTGAAACAACAATTTCACCGTCAGAGGGTGTTTATCAATTTCAAAGTTTACAAGTTTTTGAAGGCACTTTAGTTACTTTTAAATATACAGTTGATAGTTCAGATGTTGACCAAAGATTTATTATACCTTCAATAAATGCTGACACAACAACATTAAAAGTTTCAGTTCAAAGCTCAGCAAACGATACAACTACAAACACTTATTCAAAGGCTACAAGTTTTACAAGTTTAAATAGTGAAAGTAAAGTTTACTTTTTACAAGAAAGTGATGAAGGCAAATTTGAAGTTTATTTTGGTGATGGTATTATAGGCCAATCTTTAACAGATGGTAATATTGTACTTTTAGAATATGTTGTGACTAACAAAACGGAGGCCAATGGTGCTTCTGCTTTTACTTTATCAGGAACAATTGATGGATTTTCAGATGTTTCAATTTCAACATCTTCAAATGCTCAAGGCGGTTCAGAACCACAAACAAAAGAGTCAATTAGATTTAACGCTCCTTTACAATACTCAGCACAAGACAGAGCAGTTACTACAAGTGATTATGAAACAAAAATTTTAGAATTATATCCTAATGCTCAGGCCGTTTCAGCTTGGGGTGGAGAAGATGAAGAAACACCAGTTTATGGTACGGTAAAAATTTCAATTAAGGCTGCTTCAGGTTCTACTTTAACAAATGCTACTAAACTTGATTTAGTAACACAATTAAAAAAATTCAATGTTGCTTCTGTAACACCTGAAATAGTTGATCCAGAAACAACAAAAATACTATTAACAAGTAATGTTAAGTATGACACTAATGCTACAATAAAAACAACAGATACTATTAAGTCTGATATTTTAACTACTGTAACAAATTTTAGTACAGTAAATTTACAAAAATTTGATAATGTTTTTAGATACTCTAAACTATCAAAAGCAATTGATGATACTGATACATCAATACTATCAAACATAACAACTTTAAAAATTAGAAAAGAGTTTACACCAACTTTATCTAGTTCAACATTATATAATGTTTACTTTAGAAATACTTTGTACAATCCACACTCTGGACACAATACAGCTGCTGGTGGTATTTTAGAATCATCAGGATTTAAAGTAGATGGCGACACAATAAACGAAATGTTTTTAGATGATGACGGTCAAGGTAATGTTAGAAGATATTATGTAGTTTCTGGTGTTAGAACATACTCTAACAGCACACAAGGTACAATTAATTATACTACTGGTCAAATTACTCTTAATTCTTTAAACATAGCTTCTATATCAAACATAAGAGGCTCAGCTTCAACAGTTGTTGAGTTAACAGTAAAACCAAATTCAAATGATGTTGTACCTGTAAGAAATCAAATATTAGAAATTGATACTGCTAATTCATCAATTACTGTAACTGCTGACTCGTTTGTTGGAGGTTCTGCTGACGCTGGCGTAGGATACACAACGACAAGTAGTTACTAATGGCCAATTTTAAAGATAAATTATCCTTACTCATAGAAAAACAAGCTCCTGAGTTTGTTTTATCCGATCACCCTAAATTTTTAGAGTTTATTAAAAGTTATTATACATTTATGGAATCGGCAGAAATGTCCGTTACAAGTATTGAATCAACAGATGGTATTACACTAGAAACAGAAACAGCTCAAGATAATAAGTTAATATTAGACGCTTCTCGTTTAGATACTGATAGAACACAATTAGACGCTGGTGATAAAATTATTTTAGAAGATACATCTTTTGGTAAGTTTACTAGAGGTGAAGTAATTACAGGTGCCACTTCAGGTGCCACATCAACCGTATTAACCGAAGACTTAACAAACAATAGATTATTCATATCAGCACAAGATAAATTTGTTATGAATGAAATTGTAACTGGTGCTAGTTCAGGTGCTCAAGCAGTTATTAATAATTACAAACCTAATCCTGTTACTAACATACAAGAGTTATTAAACTTTCGTGATCCTGATAAAGCTATATCAAACTTCTTAACAAAATTTAGAACAGAATTTTTAAATACTTTACCTGAAACATTAGCAACTGGTTTAAGTAAAAGAAATTTAATTAAAAATATAAAAACACTTTACAGATCAAAAGGTACTTCCAGAGGCCACGAATTATTTTTTAGATTGTTATTTAACGAAAGCGCTGAAGTAATTTATCCTAGAGAACAAATGTTAAGAGCTTCAGATGGACAATTTGATACTAGAAAAATTATGAGGGCTATACAATCAACAGCTCAATCATTAACAGGTGATACAACAGATTTAATTGGCCGAACAATAACAGGTGAAACCTCAGAAGCAACTGCTATTATTGAAAACGTATTTAAATTTCAAATAGGCGAAAATCTTGTTACAGAATTTATTTTAAATGAAGATACTATTGTAGGTACTTTTCAAATAGATGAAATCATACGAGGTACAGAAACAGATGAATCAGATGTTTTTATTAAGGCAACTGTTACAGGAATACCAAGTGTAATTTCAATTACAAATGATGGTGCTTTATATACAACTGGCGAGGCATTAGGTATTTCAGGTGGTGGATCAGGTGCTTCAATTAACATTGATGATATTGGTCGTGGCTCTCTTTCACAAATTTTTGTAGATAGTGCTGGATCAGGTTATTCAATTGGTGATGATATAGTTTTTAATAATACAGATACAGGTGGTGGTTCTGCTCAGGCAAAAGTTTCACTTGTAAATGGTGGTATTGTGGCCGAAGAAGGCACAACTAATATGACAGAGGGTATAGATCATTTAGTTTTAGAAGATGAAACTCAAAGAGGCGATCCTTTTACAGGTAATAAAATTGTACAAGAATCTGGATCAGGCTCAGGCGATATTACAGATATTAGAATTATAAATGGTGGTAATAATTATGGTTCTTTACCAACAGCTACTATTACAAGTGAAGGCTCAAGTGCTACAATAAAAGTTTTTGGTCCTGAAATTGGCAGAGTTCAATCAACAAAAATTATTGAATCAGGTGCTGAACATCAACAGTCACCATCTCCACCTACATTATCGTTAAGATCAAAACTTGTTGTAACAGGTGTTTCTGGTACTTTTGTAACAAGTGATACTGTATCAGGAATTAGTGATGACGGTTCAACAACCGTTTCAGGTACTTTTGTTTCTTTAGATACTGACAGAGGTTTAATGACTTTAAGTGATGTGACAGGTAACTTTGGTACAGACGTTACAGTTACAGGCTCAGGTTCAACGGCAACCGCTACAGTTAAAGCAGGTAGTTTAGCAACTGCCACAACCACGGTTTCAGCAGTAGCAACTACTTCAGGTTCATTTTTAAATGAAGATGGCCACATTTCAGAAACAACAATGAGAATACAAGATAGTTTATACTATCAGGATTATTCTTATGTAATTAAAGTAGGTAGATCAATTGCTGACTGGAGAGATAGTTTTAAAAAGACAATGCACGGTGCTGGTTTTTATTTTACAGGTCAAGTAAACATAGCTTCACAAGTTAATAACAGAATTAGAAGCTTTACAGGTGTTAATTCTAGTGTTGATTATGATGGCGTGGCACTAATAATTAATACACTATTCTCTACAATATTTGGTAGAAGATTAGGAACAGAAACAGATGGTACATCATTAAGAGGCAGTCCACAGGCTGGTGTTGATCCAGACTTTAATGATAGCACAACTGAACACTTTACTACAAATACAAGGGATGTTACGTTAAAACAGGCTATCACTTTAAAATTTGATACTAGACAAACACACACTATTAGAGAAAACACAACTAGATTTGGTGTTGTAGTGGCAGGCCCTCGTATGAGAAGTATTAATAGATTTTACAGATTGTATAGTGGAAGTAGCTTTCCACAAACAGGAGCCGTTGGTGCTGATAGTACCACAACATCATATATACAACCATTAACTCTGGCAGACTGGAATCAGCACAAAGTTATTGGCACACAATTAGATAGTGTTGACGGTACTACTGTTCAATTTGGAGAGATAAACACACCGACACTAAAGACTTATTTAGCTTTTCCAACGGAAATTACAATAAGCTATAGTTAAGAGGTATAAATATAAATAGATTAAAAAGGAATTTATGGCAGCAATAATAACAAACAAATTTAGAATCCACAACCAAGAGCAATTTGTGGAATCTTTTTCAGAATCTTCAGCTAATGTCTATTACTTGGGCATAGGAAGACCACAAGCATTTACAACACAAACAAGAGGTGATAGCCGTACAGAATATCAAGGTTCTGATAGTGCTCCACCAACACCAATTGATTCAAACTACGAAGAATTTAATACTTTTAACGAATTATTAGCTGCTAAAAAGGTTACAAGTACAGATTCATCTATTGTAGTTCCTAGAAGAAATTGGGCAACAGGTACAACATACGATTATTACAGACACGACTATGGTCATTTTGTAACTGGTTCAACTTCAAGTGTTCAAACAGCTTCTAGTGGTGCTACAACTTTATTTGATTCAAACTTTTATGTATTAACAGATGACTTTAATGTTTACAAATGTTTAGAAAATGATGGCGATACTGCTTCTACGGTAAAACCAACAGGCACGTCAACATCTATTTTATCAACAGGAGACGGTTATAAATGGAAATATATGTACACATTAACAGCTGCTCAAAGAACAAACTTTTTATCTACTGATTTTATGGCTGTTGCTACAGATTCAACGGTGGCTGCCGCTGCTGTAGATGGCGCTGTAAATCAAGTTAGAATTAAAACTGCCGGTTCAGGTGGTACAAATGGTTCACACACAGGTGTTGCTATTAGAGGAGATGGTTCAAGTGGCGCAGCTACGGTAACAATCTCAGGTGGTGCTGTGTCAGCAGTTACGGTAACTACACCAGGAACAGGATATACTTTTGGTTATATTAGAGTTGCTGATATTAATACTGCTGGCGGTAGTTCATTATCTGGTTCAGAGTTAGATGTAATTATAGAACCAAAAGGTGGTCACGGTAAAAATGCTATAGAAGAATTAGGCGGATTTTTTGTAATGTTAAATACAAACTTTGAAGCTGGTGAAACTTCAAACACAGGTGACTTCACAACATCAAACGATTTTAGAAAAGTTGTTTTAATGAGAGATATTTTATCAGGCGGTTCAGCTGCTAGTGCTACTACATTAAGAGGCACAAAAGCAGTATTAGTAACATCACCATCAGGAACATTTACAGCAGATGAAGAAATAAATCAAGCTTCAACAGGCGCAGTAGGTAAAGTTGTTGAATGGGATAGTTCAAACAATATTTTATATTATATTCAAACAAGATTTAATGATGAGGGCGTTGATAGTAATGGTAACTTAACGGCCTTTTCAGGAGCAAATGCTATATCTGGTCAAAGTTCAAGTGCTTCGGCCACACCATCAACTTCATCAACAACTGTTGATAGTGTAGTATTTTCTAGTGGATATAATTCAGGTGAGATTGACGCTGACACAGGTGACGTGATGTATATAGAAAATAGATCACCAATAACTAGAGCAGCAGATCAAACTGAAAACGTTAAACTGATTATTGAATTTTAGAGGGAAATAAATGCCAAGTCCAACAGACTTTAACCTCTCGCCTTACTATGATGACTTTACGGAAAGTAAAAAATTCCATAGAGTTCTTTTTAGACCAGCATTTGCTGTACAGGCTAGAGAGTTAACAACATCACAAACAATATTACAAAACCAAATCGAAAGAGTTGGCGATCACCTATTTAAAAAAGGTGCGATGGTTATTCCTGGTCAAGTATCTATTGACACACAATATTATGCTGTCAAGTTAACAAGTATTGATAGTTCAAACACTTTATCTCACTTTACAGTAGGAACAATTTTAACTGGTGGTACTTCAGGTGTAACTGCTGAGATTACAAAAACAGAAGCTACAGACGGTACTGATCCAGATACAATATTTGTAAAGTATTCTAAAACAGGTTCAAACAATTCTATCACAACTTTTAGTGATAGTGAAACAATTACAGGAACAAATAGTGATAGTGTTTCTTTATCTGCTGTTGTAAACACAACTGCCACAGGTTCAGCGGCTGGTGTTCAAGCAGGTGTATATTATATAAATGGTTTTTTTGTACAAGTTGACTCTTCAACTTTAATACTAGACAAATATACAGACACACCATCATATAGAATAGGATTTACGGTAACAGAATCATTTGTAACACCAAGTGATGACACAACTTTAAATGATAACGCTGCTGGTTCATCAAACGTAAATGCTCCAGGTGCTCACAGATTTAAAATTTTATTAACACTTGCTAAGAAAACTTTAGCTTCTACCGAAGATGAAAACTTTTATGAAATTGCTAGAGTTGTAAATGGTAATATTAAAACAATTGTAAGAAATACAGAATATGCTGTACTAGAAGACACACTTGCTCGTAGAACATTTGACGAATCAGGTGATTATGTTTTAAGAAATCCAGATTTTGATGTAAGAGAACATTTAGCCTCAGGTAATAATAGAGGTATTAATACATTGGCTAATGGTGGTGACGCTACTAAACTCGCTTTAGGTGTATCGCCCTTTAAAGCATATGTAAAAGGTTATGAAGCTGAAAGATTAGGAACAACTTTTGTTGATGTTGATAAAGCAAGAGATTTTGAAACAGCAAACAATAACAAAACAAGATTTAATGTTAAAAACTTTTTTAATGTTACAAATGTTTTTGGTTCGCCAGACATAGGATTTGTTTCTGGTGATGTAGAGGCATTTAAAACTATAAACTTATATGATACGGCCACAAGCGCTAGAGGTACAGAGGTATCAACAGTTGGTACAACCGTGCCACAAATTGGTCGTGCTAAATCTCGTGGCTTTGAAACTGTATCTGCTACAGACACAGATGATATAAACGCTACAAGTTCAATATTCAAACATTTCTTATTTGACATTGAGATGTTTACACACTTAAATGCTTTAGGCACAGCTTCATACACAACAGGTGAAGTTGTATCAGGAGCTACTTCAGGTGCCACAGGTATTGTACAAAGTATAACGGCGACTAGAAATACAGCAGTTACTTCTATCACAGCTTCAGGCACAGATATGGAAGGCCAGTTTTCAGCGGCCGTTGTTACTTTAAGTAATCACGGTATTACAGATGGTCAACAAATTCATTTAACAGGTGGTAGTTTTCAAATAGACTCAACAGCAACAAGTGATACCACAGTTTACACAGCTAGAAATACAACAGCAAATACTTTTGAATTATTTGACTCTGCTGGTACAACATTAGTAAATGTAACATCATTTAGTTCAGCACCTACTTTAGAACATACAACAATTGTTGTTGGTAATGTTGAAGGAACATTTAGTGCTGGTGAAGTTATAACAGGTCAAACTTCAAACGCAGCTTTAACTTTACAATCAAACGCTTTAGGTTTTAAAGCAGTAGTCACAAGAGATATTACGGCAGTTAAACAAATTGGTATGGCAGGATCGCCAGCTTACACTGCTGATACATCATTAACATCAACTCACGGTACAAACACTACAATTACAGGAAACGTTACGGTAGCTAATTCAGACGCTACGGTTTTTGGTAAAGGTACAAACTTTACAAATGATATTAAAATTGGTGATTCAATTTCATTTACAAGTAACGCTGGTTCAACAATAACAGGTATTGTAAAATATATTGTATCTCAAACAGAATTAGAATTAACTGCCAATGTTGGTAGTTCAGATGTCACCACTGCTTCAGTTTTAACAAGAAAAAGAGCTAAATTAAATAATCCAGAAAACAATATTTCTTTATTTAAATTACCTTATGTGACAGTTAAAACTTTAAAAACAACAGCAAATAGTGGAGCAACTGATACTAACTTTAGTATTAGAAGAAACTTTACAGGCACATTATCATCTAACGGAGATGTTACAATAACTGCCGGTACAAATGAAACATTTGCTTCTTTAGCGAGTGATGATTTCACAGCAACTATTATGACAACTGGCTCTGGTGGAACAGGCTCAGTTGGTGATGTATTAAATTTATCAGGTAATAACCACGAGGGCGATGCTATATTTAATTTAACAGGTTCGCCAACTGGTAAAACTTTAAACCTTGACTTTGGTGCTAACTTTCAAGGTCATAAAATAAAAATTTTAGCAACGGTACAAAGAACAGTTGCTGGTTCAAAAACAAAAACTTTAAACTCTGATCAAACGGTTGCCATCTCAACACAAGCTACTATTGAAAGTGGTGTAATTGGTTTAGGCAAGGCTGATGTTTTTGCTTTAAACAATGTTTATATGTCATCTGGTTTTGGCTCAGCTGCTTCTTCAAGTGATACAGATATTACAAGTAGATTTGAATTAGATACAGGTCAAAGAGATAACTTCTATGACATAGGTAGAATTAGATTAAAACCTGGTGCTTTAAAACCAACAGGTAGATTACTTGTAGATTTTGATTTCTTTGCTCACGGTTCAGGCGATTACTTTGATGTAGATTCATATTCAGGTGTTGTTGATTACGAAAACATACCAAATTATACTTCGGATACAACAGGTACAAAATTTGAATTAAGAGATGTAATAGATTTTAGACCTAGAGTTGATGACGCTAGTACAATTAATTCTGGTTCAAACGATAGAAGTTATGATGGAACAGGTGCTTCAACTGTTGATGTTGTACAATTTAATTCAGATATTACAGCAGATTTAGAATTTTTCTTAAACAGAATAGACAAAGTTTTTATAACAAGAGAAGGTGTCTTAAAAGTATTAAAAGGTGCTTCTGCTTTAAATCCGTTACAACCAGAAAATTTAGATGGTCATTTATTATTGGCCACATTAACAATACCTAGTTATACATTAAATACAGACGAGGTACAAATAGAAAAAGAAGACAATATCAGATACACAATGAGAGATATTGGTTCTTTAGAAAATAGAATTAAAAATATAGAGTATTACACACAACTTTCACTATTAGAAGCTGACGCACAATCTTTACAAATACAAGACGCTGATGGCTTTGATAGATTTAAAAATGGTTTTGTTGTAGATAACTTTACAGGACATAATGTTGGTGATGTAGGTAATAATGATTATAAACTATCAATAGATAGAGCAAGAGGTGAGGCAAGAACACCGTTTAATGAAGACGTTATAGAATTAGAAGAAGTTGATGATGATTTAACTTCTATATTAACTGCTGATAGAACAGCAGCTAATTATCAAAAAACAGGTGACCTTATATCTTTACCATATACTGAAGCTAATTTTTTAGAACAACCATTTGCTTCTAAAACAGAAAATTTAAATCCTTTTTTAATTTTTGATTGGATAGGAAATATAGAATTAGATCCGCCAGTTGATGAGTGGAAAGAAACAAGAAGAGCTCCAGAATTAACAATATTTACAGGCCTTGGTACTTTTGACAATATGTTAAGAGAAAGAGGTTTAGCAAACACATCACAAGAAATACCAGTTGGTACAGAATGGAACGAGTGGCAAGATCAATGGTCAGGTAATCCTAGAACAAGTCAAACTTGGCAAGGTAATTCATTAGTACAAACAACAAGTAGAGATGTTGTACAAACAAGAGCTGGTATTAGAACAGCAATTGTTCCACAAACTTTAAGACAAAGTTTAGGTAATAGAGTTATGTCAGTTGCCTTTATACCATTTATTAGAAGTAGAACAGTATCGTTTACAGCAAGAGGTATGAGACCTAACACAAGAGTTTATCCTTTCTTTGATAACATAGATGTTTCAATTTATATAACACCAGATGGTGGTTCTTCCGGTGGTAATATTGTAACAGACGCTAATGGTTCGGTAACAGGATCGTTTGCTATACCTGATCCAAATGTTGATTCAAATCCAAGATGGCGAACAGGTAAAAGAATATTCAGATTAACAGCTTCAGCTACAAACGACCAAGATAGAACAAATGTGGCTACTTCAGCAGAGGCAGATTATGACGCTAAAGGTTTATTGGAAACTACACAAGAGGCTATAATTGCTACAAGAGAGGCAACAACTCAAAGAAGAAGTGTAACAGGTAATAGAACGACAAGTAGATCAGCAAGTAGAGTTATTGCTACACGACAACCTGATAACGGAGGTGGAAGAGACTCAAACGATGGTGGCGATAATGATCCGTTAGCACAATCATTTGTGATTGATGAAGAAGACGGTTTATTTGTAACAAGTTTAGATATTTTCTTTGCTACAAAATCATCTACAATACCTGTTAGAGCAGAAATAAGAAATATGGTAAACGGTTATCCAGGTCAAAAAGTTATACCTTTCTCACAAAAATATTTAAATCCAAGTGCTATTAATACAAGTTCAGACGCTTCAACAGCAACGACATTTACTTTTGACGCTCCTGTTTATTTACAAGAGGGTGTTGAATATTGCACGGTATTATATTCAGACTCATTAGATTATACGGTTTACATAGCGAGATTAGGTGATACGGTAATTGGTTCAGATAGAACGGTATCAAAACAACCAGCTGCTGGTGTATTATTTAAATCATCTAACTATCGTACTTGGACACCTGAACAAATGGAAGATTTAAAATTTACTATGAAAAAGGCCGTATTTAATACAACTGCTTCAGGTACTTTAACTTTAGCAAATCAAACTTTACCTGTAAAAACTTTAGAGGCTAATCCAATTAGAACATTTAATGGTACAGGTTTAATTAGAATATTCCACAAAAATCACGGAATGCATTCAACAAGTGACAATGTTACAATTGCTGGTGTTTCATCTGGTACTTACAACGGTATTGCTCACTCTACTATTAACGGAACATATACAAGTATTTCAAACATCACACTTGATAGTTATGATGTTACAACTGCTGGCACAGCAAATGCTACCGGTGATGTTGGTGGTTCAAGTGTAACTGCTACACAAAATAGATTATATGATGTATTACAACCACAAATTGGTCACGTAGTACACCCACAAACAAGTTTAACATCTACTTTAAGATCAGCAACTGGTAAATCAGTTAATGGATCAGAAACACCATTTAGTTTACAAGCTACAACAGCGGCCGAAAATGTTGTATTAGGTGATAACTATTATTTTGATAATCCAAGATTAGTAGCAAGTGATATAAACCAAACAAACGAAATGTCTGGTTCAAAATCTTTTGTTATGAATTTAACAATAAGTTCATCAAATGCTAATTTATCTCCTATTATTGATTTAAAAAGAATAAATGCTTTTGCTATTTCAAACAGATTAAATAATCCATTAGTATCATCAACTGATACGCTTTCAGGAGATGGTTCAACAACAACATTTACTTTATCAGGAGCTCCATCAAGTGTACATTTATTAGCAATTAAAAAAGATGGTAAAAAATTACAACCAATTGATGACTTTACAGTTTCAGGTACAACTTTAACTATGGACTCAGCACCAGCTAATGGTTCAAAAGTTATTGCTAAATTAACTAATACAGTTGATTTTGAAGAAGATACAGCAACAGAGGGTGGTGCTTCTTCAGGTTCTTATATAACTAAATCAATTAATTTAGAAAATGCTTCAACAGCTTTAGAGGTTAGAGTGGCGGCTAGTGTTAGATCATCTTCATCAATTAAATGTTTCTTTAGATTATCAGGTGGTGAAGAAACAAGAAGAATAGAAGATATACCTTACACACCATTTAATACAGATGGTAGTTCAGATACATCAATTGATCCATCAAATGGAGATGTTGTATTAGATTTAGATTTCAAAGATTACAAATTTAGTGCTAGTTCTTTACCAGAGTTTACATCTTTTCAAATTAAGATTGTAATTAATGGTACGGTATCAGCTCTACCAGCAAGATTAAAAGATTTAAGAGCATTAGCATTGGCGGTATAATATGAATTATGTAAAAATACAAGGTTTTGAAAGTTTAGTAAAAGATACAAAATCAAATGCTATTGTAAATACAAATAAAACTGATTTTCAACTTTATATGAAAAGAAAAAAAGAAAGAAATCAAACAGGTGATAAATTAAGAGACGTGTGTAAAGAAATAAATACTATAAAAACAGAATTTAAAGAAATTAAAAGTTTATTAATAAAGGTATTAGAGAAATAAAATGGCCGCAAGATCAGTAACAACAACAAATACACTAGAGCAGTTTCGTACAACTTTTAATAGTTTGTCGGGTACTGATATAGGTGATGTAGCTAGTCTATCAACGACAGCCTCATCAATTGTTGGTGCTATAAATGAAATTAATTCATCTGTAACTGCTACAGGTTTTATATTAGAAGATGATAGTTCTACAACACAAACTATTGTAGCGGGTAATACATTAAAAGTTTCAAGTGGTTCAGGTATTTCTGCTCTTGTATCAGCAACAGATACTTTAACTATATCAGTAGCAGGTGGTGATATAAGTCAAAATGTTTATTTTGACCAAATTGGTGTTCAACACAACGCTGATGGTTCTAATACTTACACAAGTTTAACGGTGGCTGTAGCTTCAAAAACTACTGCTCATATCTATCAAGGTACAGGTTCTAGTAACGGTTATACAATTGATGGTGTAGAAGGCCCTTTTTTAAATATGAAAGTGGGCAATACATACAGATTTGACCAAGCAGACAGTACAAATAGTGGACACCCATTAAGATTTTATTATGACGCTGGTAAAACAACAATATATTCAACAGGTGTAACAACAAATGGAACGCCTGGTAGTTCTGGTGCTTATACTCAAATTGTAGTATCAGAAACAACACCAAATATATTGTATTATCAATGTAGTTCACACGCTCATATGGGTAGTCGGGTGGATACAGATTCGTCAACCAACGTTATTGATTCATCAACAGCATTCGTAGATTCAACTGGAACAGCAACAATATTTGCCTCACAAGCATTTTCAATTGCTCAGGCGGTTGCTCTAGGATAATATTATAAATAGTAAAAAGGGAAAACTTAAATGGCTAACGATTTTAAAAGATTTGCGAAACCAAGTGTAGGAACAAGCACAGGAGCTTCAGCTGACGCTGTATATACAGTTCCAGCAGGGGCAGGATCATCAGCGTTAGAATCAATCATAATCGGAATAACTTTAGCAAATAAAACATCAACAGGTGTAACTGCTTCGGTATTTTTAGATAACGAAGATGGTTCAAATGATGTTTTTATTGTAAAGGACGCTACAGTCCCAGCAGGCTCTTCATTAGAAATAATGGCAGGAAATAAACTAGTAGTACAAAACGATGGCAGTAATGCTGACGTTGTTAGAATTTCTTGTGGAACAGGTTCTGCTTTAGATGCAATTGTAACTGTACTTGAAGACGTATAATAAATAAAAAAAAGAGAGATTAAATGGCGTATATTGGTAAAAAACCAGAAGATTTAATTAGAGGTAATTCTACGTATAATAGTTTTACCGGAGATGGATCTACAACAGCTTTTGATGTAACTAATATTCTACCTGACGGTGGTCAATATGATGTTGAAGTTTTTGTTGATAACGTAAGACAAGAAGCTGGTGCTAGTAAATCATATACAATTGGTAACGATGGAAGTGGTGATTTAAAAAGAATTACTTTTAATGTTGCGCCTGATAGTGATTCAGAAATTTATGTAATTAATCCTGGTAGAGAAACTTCTTTAATTACAGTTAATGATAATACAATTTCAGCTGCCAAAATTCAATCAGACGCCGTAATAACAGCCAAAATTTTAGACTCAAATGTCACAACTGGTAAAATAGCTGCTGACGCTATTACAGGTGCTAAAATAGCTGATGACGCTATTAACTCTGAGCACATAACAGATGGTTCAGTTGACAATATACATTTAGCAGGTTCAATAACAAATGCTAAATTATCAAATTCAAGTATTACAATTAACGGAACGGCCGTTTCTTTAGGTGGTTCTGTAACAGCAGGAACAGACTGGCAAGCAGTTACCGTGGCAGACGGTTCTACAACTTTAGCCGCAGCTGCTGGTAAAGGATATTTTTTAGATACAAACACAGGTGTTATAGAGGTATTTTTACCTGCTTCACCTACAAGAGGTGATACAATAATTTTAGTTGATTACTCAGGAACATTTTCTACAAATATGGTTATTGTAAATACAGGTGGTAAATTAATTGATAGTACAATTGGTGGTCCAACTCCTGGAAATGAATTTAAAATTACAACTAATAATTCTGTTGTAGAATTAGTTTTTGTTGATAATGACAAAGGTTGGTTAATAAAAGATAACACAGCTCCTTCAGCATTAAGTACAATAACAGCTTCAGGTGGTGGTTACGACTCAGCAAACTTTATAGAGGCTACAGGCGGTACAGTATCAGAAACAGGTGATTATAAAATTCACCAGTTTACAGGC